CATTATTTGCCCCCCTTCTCGTCGGCGGTATCCTGCAACACGGCGAGGATCACGTTTAGGGGCGTGAGCTTCCCGGCCATGAAGAAGAAGCGACGCGGGAAGATCGCGCCCTTGTGGCCGTGCACGACGTGCACGCTCATTGTCACCGGCAATTGACCGAAGACCTCGACGAGCTCGATCCCTTCGCGATATTGCGCGCGGCGCATATCCATGATCTCGGCGAGCGACTTGTCGACCTTCTTCGAGAGCTCCTCGAGGGGCTTCGACTTGGGCTCGACCGTGGCGATCGGCGCGGCCTTGATCGCGGCGCGAAGCTCGACCAGATCGCGCACGGTCGCGGCACGCCCGCGGCTATACATGGCGAAGATCGCAAGGTGACGCTCGCGCACATGATGCAGATCGAAGGGCACGTCGCGGGCGTCGAGGAATGCGGCGCGATCCCAATTTTCGCCGTGCGCTTCGTCGTTAGCGAAGAGCTCGACGCGATAGTCGGCGCCGTGGCCTTCGCGCTCGCGATCGAATGCGCGGTTAAGGTCGTCGAGGGCGCGCTTTTGAGCGGCCTTCGAGGCAAACCCGGCGTCGAAGGCGGCGGTTGCGGTTGCGATGTATTCGGCGGCGTTTTTCATGCGCTCACCTCGCGCTCGGCGTTAAGGCTCGGGGCCATTGAAAACGAGCCGAGCGGCAAGCAATATTCCGAGCCGGTCGAGTCGATCTTGATCCCGCGGCGCTTCACTTCGCCGTCGGTCGCTTTGAGCGTGACCGACTTTGCGGTGCGCTTCACGACTTCAAAATTCCAAACGCAGTTATGGTCGCAGATTGAGCGGGCGAAGTAAGTTTTTCCGGCTTCGAATTTCATGGTCTAAATCTCCCAAGGTGTGACGGCGTGTGCCATTGGAATCACCTTACGCCGATTCTTCGCCGTTTAGCAATACAAATGTGCACATAACGTCACATTATGTCACTTATCTTTCAGACCTCGAAGAGCCTCGAGGCGCCGCTTCCTCGCCAATGTCGCCGGGCTATCCGCGACCGGCGTCGCTCCGGCTCGAGAGATCGTCCCGGGATCGCGCGGCCGCTTCTCGGGATCGGGCTCGGGCGCGGCCTTGAAGCTAAACGCCTTGCCCTCGAGCCCGGCGTAATATCCGGGCGCCTCGGCCTTGCTATAGTTGCCCCCATGCAAGCGACCGTCGCGCCCGGGCTTCTGGACGGGCTCGGGCGCCCCCTTCCAACGCTCGGCGAGGATCACGTCGCGAAGGTCGGCTCGCGTGCGACCAGTGAAGAGAGCGCCGCTCAAGCCCGAGAAGCGCCAGCCTTGCCCGGTATTGGTGGCCGTGCCGACGACCTCGCCCTCGACGCTCACGCGGCCGTCGACGTGGAATTTAATGGGCGTGCTCATTGGCTTTTATCCTTGTCGAAGCTCGGCTCGTATTCATAGGCGACGCCCTTCCGGCGAAACCAGATCGTCGAGCCCTTGCCCCCGGTGCTTTGCCGCTCGAAATAGAAGCCGTCGAGCTCCTCGCTCGAGATCGCGATCCGGGCGTCGATATACGCACGCCGCACGACCTCGAGGCTCTTCCGATCGAGCCAACCGGCCGACGGGTCTTGAAGGTGCCGGTCGTGCCATTCGTCGAGGAATTCGCCAAGCGAGACCGAATAGTCGCGCTCGACCTCGAAGCGGTAATAACTGGCCTCGGCCTCGAGGTGCTCGGTTAGACCGATCGCGAGAGCGGCCTTCTCGAGCCGCTCGTGCATATCCCCGCCCTCGCTCATTTGACGACCCTCAAGTGCGACACGTCGGGCGCCGGGCCGAGGAGCTCGGTCGCGGCCTCGTCGAGCCGGTTGTAAAGGCGCCGGAGAGATCGGACCTCGGCGCGGTCGTCGTCACTCTCCGGGTGAATGTAGCGGTCGCGGCCGTAACGTGGATTTATGGCGAAGTCGATCTCTTCGCAAAGCTCGAGGCACTCGTCGGCCGTGAGCTCGACGATCACCTTCTCGTGCCGCGTCGATTGTCTGGCGATTTTTAGGTAAACGTCGCGCTGCATATTGGTGCCCGAGAGACGATCCTCGATCTTGCCAGCGAAGACGCCGAGCGCCCGAGGGCCGATCGTAATTTTTTTGCGCTTATTCATTGCGTGCACTCCTTCAAAAATCTCTTGCCGATCTCGACCCAACGCTCGAGGGGCATATCAGAAAGCCGGGGCGTGTATTCGCTTTGATCGCGATAGTCGCCCCCGGCGTCGAGATCGTCAAAGACGAAATACCAGTAAGAGCCCGACCCGGCCTCATACTTTTGCAGCGTCAAGCGGTCGTCGCCGATCGCCTTCTCGACGGCGCGGCGGGTGAAGCGGGCGCTCACGCGCTCGCCCCCATGTAAACGAAAGACCCGATCTCGGCGTCGTGCTCGACGCTCTCGAAGTGCATCCGGGCGCCGAAGTATTCGATCAGCTTCACCGGCAACTCGGCGACGACGCGCTCGGTCGAGAAGGTGAAGGCGCGAGGGCCGCGGATCGTGATCTCGACGGCCTCTCCGATCACTTCGGAGAGGGCGAGCTCGAGGCCGCTCTTGCGGGCTTCGAGGGCCGGGCTCATTGAGCCGACTCCCCGTTGATCGCGTCGAAGCGATCCTCGACGTAATTCACGAGGCGCTCGGCGCGGGGCAAGTCCAGAACGTCGAGCACGTTATCAGTGACGAAGATATATTGCTCGGTCTCGGCGGCATACTCGGCGGCGAGGCGCTCGCCGGTGCGCACGTTAAGGGCGAAGAAGTCGTCGATCTTGGCGGTTGCGGCTTCGAAAGTCATTGGTGTCTCTCCGGGTCTCTGGCCCTCTCGGGCGTGTTCGTTATGTGCACATTTCTACACTATTGCCCGGCATAGTAAAGCCCTATTTGTCACCTTTTGTCACACATTCCCGAATTATTCGCTCGACTAGCGCATATTTCGTGGGCTATTGCTCGAGTCGGACCGTCACGCTTCGTCACGTATCGGAACCGAATCACGCCAGCAAGAGAGAGCACCATATGCCAGAATTGAGAGCCGACCCGGGCGTCGTGAAAGACTTCCTCGATCGGCACTTCGGACACATTGCCGAGCCCGGATTGATCGAGATCGCCTTCGGCATGAAGATCAACCGGGCGAAGCTCTTCGACAACACGCCCGACGGCCGGATCGAAGCCGCTAACTTCGCGGTGCAGGTCAACCGAACCGAAGGCAATAACGCCTATTTCGCGCCCGGCTTGCGCAAATTGGATTCACTCCGAGAGAAGAGGAACGGGAAGAAGCAAGTCGTCGGCGCTCCGATGGTCTGGGCCGACTTCGACGACAAGGGCGCGGCCGAGATCGCCAAGCCGCTTTACGAGGGGCTCGGATCGCCGCACTCGATCGTCGTCACCGGCCGCAAACCTGCAAAGCGCGTGCAAGGCTTCTGGAAGCTCGACCAGCTTGTGACAGATCAAGACGAGCTCGACGCAATGCTCGCGGGCGTTTACCTCGGCCTCGGATCGGTCGCCGACGCGGCGGTCGTCAACGCCGATCGCGTGATGCGTCTCCCCGGGTGCATATCGTGGCCGAAGCCCGGCAAGAAGGGCCGCGAGGTCGAGCTCACCGAATACCATACACCCGGCACCGCTCCGGCCGAGCCCTACACGATCGAGAGCACAAAGGCGGCATATCCCCCGGGCGATGCAAAAGCCGTGCGCAAGAAGGCCAAAGACGACGAGAAAGGCGTGACCGGCGATCTACTGGCGACGACGCCGCAACCCGCGCCCCCGACGGCGCCCTCGAGCCCTCCGAGCACCTCGCAACCGCCTAACCCGTTGCAATCGCTACCAAAACAGCCCCCGAATCCTGGGAATCAAGATCCGATCGGCCGAGAGCGCACTTATGACATGCTCGGGCGCCGGATCGACGGCCGCGACGAATACGCGATGCAGATTATCGGCGGGGCAATCCGCAACCTCGCGGCGACCTTCGATCGGTGGCCGACAGCCGACGAGCTCTTTCTCGACGCTTGGCCGACCTATGCGGCGAAGGCGGGACCGAAGAGGGCGATCCCCGGCGAGCAACCCGAAGACGGCCTCGAGCGCGAGGCGCGCGGTCGAACATGGTTTTGGGATAAATGCGGGACTCATATCCGGCGCGCTCAAGACGGCGCGATCTCCGGCATGGAAACGATCGAGCGAGCCAAAGAGCAAGCCGCGATCGCCGCACAAGCCGCACCGGGCGAGAGCGTCGGACCTCCGGCGCCCCCCTCGCCCTTCGGCACGAAATTCTCCCCCCCGAAGGCTTTCTCGCTCTCCGACTTCTCGACGATCCCGAAGCGCGCCTTCCTATACGGCAAGCACTATATCCGCGAGTATTGCTCGGTAACGATCGCCCCCGGCGGCGTCGGAAAGTCGACTCTCGTGATGATCGAGGGGCTCGCTATGGCGACCGGCCGACCGCTCCTCGGGCACTTCGTCAAGGCGCCTCTCCGGGTCGCTTACTTCAACCTCGAAGACCCGCTCGACGAGATTCACCGTCGGATCGCGGCGGCGCTCATTCATTACAAGCTCACCACAGCCGACACGAAGGGCCGCTTCTTTGCGCTCTCTGGGCGTGACCAAGAGGTGAAGCTCGCGGCCGATACACGCGAGGGCACGCTCGTTAACGAAGAGCTCCTCGAGGGGCTTCTCACATTCTGCAAAGACGAGCGGATCGACGTCTTGATCTTCGACCCCTTCGTCTCGTCGCACGGCGTCAACGAAAACGATAATAACGCGATCGACCTCGTCGTGAAGCGCCTCGCAAAGCTCGCCAGCGAGGCGAAGATCGCGGTCGAGATTGTTCACCATAGCAGGAAGAAGAGCTCGGGCGATCAGGATCGAGACACGACCGACGACGACGCTCGAGGAGCCGGGTCGCTCTCTGGCGCCTCTCGCTCGAATAGATCGCTCAATCGTATGTCAGAACAGGAAGCGAAGCGCCTCGGAATTCCCGAAGCCCTTATTCGCTCATATGTGAAGATTGGCGACGGCAAGCAAAACATGAGCCCCCCGGCCGAGGTCGCGGAATGGTATCACCTCGAGGGCGTCGAGCTCCCAAATGCCCCCGAAAACGACCCTCTCGACGATAAGGGCGATCACGTCGCGATCGTGACCAGATGGGCGCCCCCCGATCCCTTCGACGGGATCACGCTCGAGCACGCTAACGCCGTGCGCTCCGAATGTGGCGAGAAGGCCGTCGACGGTCTCGCCTATCGGGTCGACGCTAAATCCGAGAACTGGATCGGGCACTTGATCGGCGAGATATGCGACTTCGACGTGAGCTCCGACGAAGGCGCCGCACGCGCGAAATACGTCGCGAAGATATGGCTCAAAAACGGCGTGCTCGAGCAATTCGATGGGAAAGACAAGAACCGGAATTCTCGCCCATGCTATCGCCCGGGCCGCTCGCAATGAGCGCCCTCGCGGCTCTCTGCATCGGTTGCATCGGCCTATTTTTGGGCACCGATGCAACCGATGCACGCGCCCGATTAGTGCGCAATTGTGCACTTTCACCAATAGCCGCTAAGTCATTGATTTTGCTCGCTGCATCGGTTGCATCGGTCCCCCCCTTTAGGGGGGCCGGTGCGCGATGCTCGAGCCAATGACAAATGGACCGATGCAAACGACAACGAAAACACTCCGAGAAAAGGATGCTCAAATGCCCGACGTAATGGGAAGACAAATTGGCGCCCTCAAGCGCCCCTTGCCGAATTCGCCAAACGCGCCCAAGCCGAAACGCCAGCCGGGCGCGAGGGGCTCGAGGAGAGCGGGCTCGAAGCCCGACGTCTTCACAAACCCCGACGCTCGAGGCGACGCCGTCTTCGGCGCGATCTATGGCGCATTGCGGCCGCTCGACGAGATCGCAATGAAGATGGAAAACAAATGGGGCAAAGATCGGCTCGAGACACTCGTGACGCCCGAGACGGCCTCGAAATTCCGAGCGGTCTTCGAGCGGCTTAATCTGGCGATCGACGAGGGCGACGGGACGAAGGTCGCTCGAGAAGCCGGGATTCTCTATCGCGGGTGGATCGCTCTCGACGAGGAAGCCTCGAGGCTCGGGCAACCGACCTTGCCTATCACCGTTTGGTCGTACACCGGCGAGCGCGGCGAATACTTGATCGGCTTTACCGAAGAAGATCGGGCCGGGACGCTCGAGCACGTCGACAAAGAGCAAGCCCCCCGGGTGCTCTCAATCGAGATGCTTATTCGGATATACGAGAGCTCACGCCTCGAGCTCGTGCGCGAGGTGCTCGAGCACTTCCCGAAGGCGAAGATCACCGACATTAAGCCGCACGAGGAGAAGGCGCCCGACACTGGCGCCGGGCTCGAGCTATTCGAGACGCCGAGAGCGAAAGGGCTCGACGACGAGATTCCTTTTTGAGTGACGCCTAGTGACAAACAGGGACTCAATATGCAAGAACTGATTCGAGCGGTGGCTCCGCTTAAATCCTTCAATCGGGTTTGTTTTCCTCCTTGCTGACGAAATGAAGGGCGCTCAATCGGGCGCCCTTCTTTCTTTTGTGAACAACGGGCACCGGGTGGCATTACGTGACAAAGCGTGCCGATATAGTTTCGAAAGCAACCGCAAGCGAAAGCCCTCCCCCCATGCCAACGCGCCCGCAATCCTTCCGACCAAGACACGCACCAGACCCGAAGGTCGCCGAGCTCGAGCGCAAGCGGGCTCTCGATAAGAAGCGAGGCACGTCGCACGCCCGGGGCTATGACTCAGACTGGATCAAGGTGCGAAGGGCTCACCTCAAATTGAATCCCTTCTGCGTCGAGTGCGGCTCACCCGATCGACCTAACGTCGACCATATCGTGAGCGTGAGAGACGCCCCCGACCGGCGCCTCGATCCCTCTAACCTCCGCACACTATGCCACTCGTGCCACAGCACACGCACCGCACGCGAGCAATCCTTCGGGCGGGGGCGGGTCAGACAATAGGAGCGTAAGGGGAAAGACCGCATGGATAAGAGAATTTTCGCGCGGTCGAAATTGAAGGTTTCGAAAGTTTCAATCGAAGGGCGCTTTGCGCAATAAAAATATGCCAGCAGGAAGACCGAGAAAGCCGACCGCGAAGCACGCCCTCGAGGGCACGCGCCCCGGCGCGACAACGCGACACGATCGAGAGAGCGAGCCCGAGGTGCCCGAGCTCGGCTTCCCCCCGGCCGGTCTCAAAAACGCGAAGAAAAAAAGCGAGCCGCAAAACCTCGACGCATGGGCCGAGATCGTCGCGGCGATTCCCCCGGGCGTCGCACGCGAGAGCGACCGCTTCACGATCGAGATCGCGGCTCGTCTCTTGGCGAGGCTTCGCGCAACCGATCCTCTTTGCTATCTCTCCGCGGCCGAGCTCGGCTCGCTGCAACGCGCGCTCTCGTCGCTCGGCATGACACCGGCCGACCGATCGAAAGTCGGCGCGACCGACGGCAACACGAAAAAGGCAGAAGCCGCGGCCGATCCTTGGGATCGCGTAGGCCGGGGGCGTCGCCAATGAGCCGACCCGCGATCCCCTCTCAAATGAAAATGCTCGGCCGGGTCGGCGACGACGGTCACTTCGACGAGCGCGGCTCGCGCGTCGTGCTCGAGCTCCTCGATCTCCGGGCCGATCGTGACGGCAAGTCTTGCCGCTTGGTTATCTCACGAGCCGAGCCCGAGGCGCTCGCTCGCGAGCTCTTGGCGAACACATGAGCACGATCGCCGGTTGCGAGCCTTGGAGCTCCGACCAAATTCCCGAGGCGCCCTTCGACTTCGGCGAGAATCCAAATTGCGCCCGGGCTTGGGCGTATGCCGTCGACATTGTGCAAGGTCGGATTCCCGCGGGCGAGTTTGTTATCCGGGCGGTGCAAAGATTCTTCGGCGACGTCGAGCTCGGGAAGTGGGGCTTCGAGGCCGAGCTCGCCGAAGACGCGATCGTCTTCGCGCAACTCTTGCCGAACATTAAGGGGCCGCTCGCCGGGAAGCCGCTCGGCCTCTTGCCTTGGCAATGCTTCGTTTGGTTGAATGTCTTCGGCTTCGTCGACGACAACGGCAACCGACGCTTTCGGCAAGGCGTCGTCTACGTGCCCCGGGGCAACGGGAAGACGACCGTCGCCGCGCCCCTCTCGCTCTACATGAATTTTATTGAAGGCGAAGGCGGCGCCGAGGGATACGCCGCGGCCGTGACCAGCGATCAGGCGCGAATTCTCTTCTCGACCATGCAACATATGGTCGGCCGCACGCCGCAATTGCTCGACCGCTTCGGCGTCGAGAAGGGCGCAAACGCGATCTATCAATCGACGACGGCGTCGAACTTTAAGCCGATCGCCAGCGACGCGAAGAGCCTCGACGGCCTTAACGTGCACGTCGCCGTTTGCGACGAGATCGCCTCGCACAAGACAAGCGAGGTTTACGACGTGCTCTTGACCGCGCTCGGCAAGCGGGCGCAACCTTTCCTCTTGTCGATCTCGACCGCGACCGGCAACACGAGCGGAGTCGGTCGCCAGCTTTGGACCTACGTCGAGAAGGTGCTCCGGGGGCAAGTCGACGACGATCGCATTTTCGGAATCCTTTACGCGGCCGACGCCGACGACGACATTTGGAGTCCCGAGACTTGGCAGAAAGCGAATCCGTCTTGGGGCGTCGCGGTGCAACCCGACGCGATCCAAGCGATCGCAACGCAAGCGCAACAGTCGCCAGCACGCGAGGCGGCATTCAAGACTCGGCATTTGAATATTTGGGTCGGCGCCGACGACGCGCTCTTCTCCTTGGCGAACTGGATCAAGCTCGGCGACCCGACGCTCGAGCTCGAGCATTACGAAGGGCGCGATTGTTACGCCGGGCTCGACCTCTCGACGAAGACCGACCTCGCCTCGCTCTCGCTCCTCTTCCCCCCGCAAGAGGGCACCGGCGAGCCTTGGGCGCTTTTCAATAAATGCTTTTTGCCCGAGCTCGCCGTGACCGACGGCCGAAATTCTTCCTATGTCGAGTGGGCGAACAACGTCCACCTTCTTGTGACAAGCGGTGACATAACCGACTTTGAAGCAATCGAGGCCGCGATCCTCGACGCCCGAGGGCGTTTCCGGTTGCGGTCGGTGGCTTTTGATCCTTGGAGCGCGACACAACTCGCGCAACGAATGCAAGCGGAAGGGGTGGAAATGGTCGAGTTTCGAGCAACGACGCAAAACTTTTCCGAGCCGACGAAGGAGCTCGACGCTCTTATTCGGAGCGGCAATCTCGTGCACGACGGCAACCCGGTGCTTGCTTGGAATATCGGAAACGTCGTCGGGCATTACGACGCCCGCGGCAATGTCTACCCCCGCAAGGAAAGACCAGAAAACAAGATCGACGCGGCGATCTCTTCGATCATGGCGCTAGGGAAAGCGATCTTCGATCAAGAGGGCGCGGCGAGCGTTTACGAAGGCCGAGGGCTTCTTCTGATATGAATTTGATTCCTGCATTTCTTCGCCGCTCCGAGGAGCGCGCCAGCCTTGAAAACCCGACGACCGAGATCACGGCCTCGGCGCTCGACGACGCCTTCTTCGGTGGCGCCACAAATTCGGAGTCAGGGATCACGATCACCGGCGAGAGCGCGCTCCGGCTCGGGACCGTCTTCGCTTGCGTGCGCATTATCTCGCAGACAATCGCCACAATGCCGCGCGAAGTGATCGAGACAGATCGGGACGGAAAGAGCCAAAAGGTGACGGGCACGCCGGGCGTTTTCGCTCTCACGATCGAGCCTAACGAATACATGAGCGCGCACGACTTTTTCGTGATGATGCAAACGCACGCCGAGATATGGGGCAACTCTTACGCCGCGATCGAGCGCAACGGCGCCGGGCAACCGGCTAACCTTCTGCCCTTGATCTCGCGCAACGTCTCGCCCCGGAAGATCGGCGGCAAGCTCGTTTATGACGTGGCAATGATGGACGGCGGCGAAGGTCTTCGTCTCCCCTCGACCGAGATTATTCACTTTCGCGGCGGCGTGATCCTCGACGGTCTCGTCGGGCTCTCTCCGATCCTTCAAGCGAAAGAGGTCTTCGGGCTCTCGATCGCGGCCGAGAAATACGGCGCTCGCTTCTTCAAGAACGACGCGCGCCCCTCGGTCGTCTTGAAGCACGAGAAGACGCTCTCGGAAGGCGCCGCGAGCCGTCTCAAGTCGGCTTGGCTCTCTCGCTATGGCGGCACGCAACAGCACGCCCCGGCGGTGCTCGAGGAAGGTCTCGACGTGACGACGATCGGCGTCGCTCCAAACGAGGCGCAATTCCTCGAGACTCGCAAGTATCAGCGCCAAGAGATCGCGGCGCTCTTCGGCGTCCCTCTGGCGATGCTCGCCGACCCCGAGGCGAAGTCTTACGCCAACAACGAAAACGACACGCTTCGATTTGTGAAGCTCTCGATCCTGCCCCGGGTCGCCTCGATCGAGGCCGAGCTCAATCGGAAGCTATTCCCGAAGGGCTCGAAGAAGCGAGTCCGCTTCGACTTTACCGAGCTCGAGCGGGGCTCCTTTAAGGATCAAGTCGACGCGCTCGCGAAGGGCATTCAAAGCGCGATCTTCACGCCAAACGAAGCGCGCGGTCGCCTCGGCCTCGAGCCGATCGAGGGCGGCGACGAGCTCTTCTTGCAACAGAACATGGCCGGAGCGAAGGCGATCGCCGACGGCACGGCCGGGAATGCGGTCGGCAATGCGACCGACGGCGACGACCAGAACAAAGAATCCGAAACCGACGAAGAGGAGTCGAGCAATGACAAAGAAGAGTGATCTCGAGCGCCGCTTCACGGTTGGCTCGATCGAGCTCCGGGCGAAGGACGGCGACGAAGAGAGCCGCACGCTCGAGGGCTTCGCGGCGATGTATGAGAAAGACTCGCACGACCTCGGCGGCTTCGTCGAGCGTATCGCCCCGGGCGCATTCAAGCGCGCATTCGACGGGCAGCACGACGTTTTCGCTCTCGCGGATCACGATCACGCAAAGCGCCTCGCTCGTCAGGGCAACGGCTCGCTTCGCATGTTTGACGATCCGAAGGGGCTCCGGGTCGAGATCGACCTTCCCGACACCACGACCGGGCGCGACATGCTCGAAGAGGTGCGCTCGGGATTGGTGGCCGGAATGAGTTTCGGCTTCCGAGTCAAAAAGGACACTTGGGAAGAGCCCGACGACGAGGCGGCGCCGTATCTCCGCACGCTCGAAGACGTCGAGCTCTTCGAGGTCTCGGCCGTCGGTCGGCCAGCCTACCCCGACACAACGATCGCAGCGCGCGGCCTCGAGGTCGCCCGGGCACAGAATGACGAGCGCAAAGGTCTTTCGGCAGAAGAGACCCGCGAGCTCGCTAAGAAACGTCTTCGGCTCGCCGGAGCGTAACGAGGCGGGCGTTACCCGTCGAGCAATGACAAAGAAAAGGATTCCCAAATGTCTAAGCTCACCGAACTGCGCGAGCGCAAGGCGATCATCGCCACACAAGCACGCGCCAAGATCGAGGCGATCACCGACGACATGAGCGTCGAAGATCGCACCGCGGCAAATGTCGAAGTCGACAACATGCTTGCCGACGTTGATTCCATGAATGCCGACATTGTGCGGCACGAGGCCGTCGAAGCGGCCGAGCGATCCCTCGTCGACGTGGCCGAGCGCCGCGCCGGTCGTGAGAATGTTTCGGTCGATCAGGCAACCGAAGCCGGGATCGACGAAGAGCGCGCCTTCTTGGATTGGATGCAATTCGGCATGGGCGGCGCTTCCGACGAAGCTCGTCAAATGATGCAGCAACGCGCCGCACAAATGACCCCGGAAATTCGTGCAGCTATGGGCACCGGCGCTAACGGCGCGGGCTTCCTTATCCCCGAGAACTTTATCGCAAAGCTCGAGGAAGCAAAGCTCGCATTCGGTGGGATTCGTCCCTTGGCGACGATCATCAAGACCGCTAACGGCGCTCCGATCGAAGTCCCGACGAACGACGACACCGGGGCAACCTCCGGCGCCATTCTGGACGAAGGCACCGCGGGCTCCGAGACGACCTTCGACTTCGGTCAAGAGTCGTTTGGTACATTCATGTATCACTCGGGAATCGTGCGTATGTCGCTGCAATTGCTCGAAGACTCCTTCTTCTCCTTCGACGGCTTCTTGCCCTCTCGTTTGGCGAAGCGGATCGCGCGCACTGAAAACGCGCACTATGCGACGGGCAACGGCACGACACAGCCGAAGGGCTTCTTGACCGGGATCGACACAGTCGCAACCGCGGGCGCGGGCGTCTTCACTTGGGAAGACCTCGTCGAACTGCAACACGCGATCGACCCCGAGCACCGGGCGCAATCCGGCTTCGCAATTTCCGACGCAGCTTTGAAGGCCGCGCGGAAAATGAAGGACGCCGAAGGCAAGCCGATTTGGGTCGAGTCGACTCGCGTGGGCGAGCCGTCGACTATCCTCGGCAAGCCTTATGCGGTCGTGCAGGAAATGCCCGGCGTCGTCGCGAGCGCAACTCCGATCGCTTACGGTAATTTCAAAAATTACCTTATCCGCGATGCGGGCTCGCCAATGATGCAGCGCCTAACCGAGCGTTACGCCGAATTCTTGCAAGTCGGATTCCATGTGGCCGAGCGTCACGGCGGTTTCTTGATGGATGCGGGCGATAAGCCGATCAAGGCTCTCGAGATCACGGCCTAACCGGGCGGGGGCGCTTCGGCGCCCCCTCTCCCTTCCCCTTTTCCAACGAAAGAAAACCCGATGAAATTCCGCATGAATATTTCGGTCGCCGGTCAATACAACCTCGCCTCGAAGGCCGAGGTCGACGGCGACGACGTGCCGGTCGACGTGCTCGCGCAATGGGGCGCTTGCGGCCATGCCGAGCCCCTCGACGCCGCGGCGAAGAAAGCCGTCAAGGCTCGCGTCGACGCCGACGAAAAGCGCCGCGAAGACTGCGAAGAGATCGCTCGCCTCGCCAAATTGAAGGCGCTCGAGAAAGAGCTCGAGGGCACAACCGAGCCCGACGACGCGCCAGACGGCGACGACGCCCCCGAAGACGAGGGCGAATAAATGAAATTGACGACGCTTGAAAACTTGAAGCTCGACCTCGGGATCGAGGGCACCGACGAGGACGCATTTCTCGACCGGGCGATCTTGATCGCGTCGGCTCAAGTGGCGAGCGTCGTCGGTTATGAGATCGAGCGCGAGGCGCGCACGATCCGACTCCATAGCGTCGAGGCCGCGGCCTTCGTTATGGTCGACGCCCTACCCTTGCACGCCGTGACAAAGGTCACAGTCGAGGGCGAGGTTTGGCTCGACGACGACTTTCGGATCGACGCCGGGACCGGCTTCGCCTTCACGCCGTGGGGCGTGATCCGGGCGCCCTATGGGAAAGCCTTCGTCGGCGAGATCGAGATCAAGCTCGAGAGCGGATATATCCTCGACGATCCCGATCGTGATCTTCCCCTCGCATTCGAGAGCGCGGTCGCCGAGATCGTCAAGCTCCGGCGCTTCGCGAAGGATCGCGACCCGAGCGTGCAATCCGAGAGCGTGCCCGGTGTGCACTCGGTCACTTACATTCAAGGCAATACGGACACCGTGCCGAAGTCGGCCTTCGATCTCCTCGATCCCTATCGCTCGCCGAGGATCGCATGAGCCGGGCTCTCGCCGCATATCGCCGGGCATTCGCTCGAGGCGCGACCGATCTAATCGAGATCGAGAAGGAAGACGGCTCGACCTCGGTCGTCGATCTCTTGGCGAAGGTCACGGCTCACGCTCGCCCCGATCTCGTCGGCGCGATCCAGAAGTCGAGCTTCTCGATCTTGCTCCTAAACCACGGCCTCGAGACCTTCGGAGAGCCGCGAGAAGGCGACCTCGTGAAGATGCGGGGCAAGACCTACGCGATCACGGCCGAAGACCCTCACACGCGCGCCGCGGGCGGCGTCGCGCTTGCTTACGCGCTCGCGGTCGAGGGGTGAAGGCATGGCAACGACAACGCTCCCTTTTAAGGATCAAAAAGATATTGAGAAGGTCGCACTCGGCGACTTTCGCAAGCGTCACACAAAGATCGCCCGGGCCGAGCTCCTCGACGCCTCGAGGGGCGATCCCTCTTGGAAGAAGAAGCAAGTCTTCACCGACAACCGCTTCGGAAAGCCCGACACGGCCGTTAAGCTCTTCGGAAAGATTGAATATGCGGCCGAGGCGCTCGACGACGTGATCGCTTACATCTGGACCGAGCTCAATCGCATGGCCGACCGGATCGAGCTCTCGGGCGATTATCAGAAAGATTTGAAGATGTATGTCCCGGGCGCGGGCGTCTTCGAAGGCTATAAACAGATTCCCCCGGGCACGACCGAGGTTAACTTTTACACGGTCTCGCCCTACGGCCGGAAGGTCGAGAACGGTCTTTCATTGAAAGCGAAGGGCGGAATCTTCAAGCCGACTTTTCGCAAGGCGAAGAGCGCCTTCGGGAAGAGCGCCCGGCTCACATTCTCTTACACGGTCCCGAAGGACGGGAAGAGCGTCGTCAGGACCAACCGCAAGGGCGGCTCGTTAATGGCCGTGCCCTCGCCGATTATTTACCTAAGACAAGGGGGCGCTTTCCTATGAGCTCGCTAACCGTGCGCAACGACATTCGCCAAACGCTCGCGGGCGCGATCACGGCGACCGACGTCTCGGCGCCCTTCCTCGAGACAATCAACAAAAAGGTGCGCGACGAAGATCGCCCCGACGAATGGATAACGATCGAGTTTCTCCCCGGGACCGAGGAGCAAGTCTCGGCCGGTGGCGAAGGGCAACGGCTATTCCGCGAGAACGGCGTCGCCTTCATTCACACATTTACCCGGGCGGGACGCGGCGACGACCGCGCCCTCGAGATCGCCGACGAGGTGCGCGCGATCTTCCGGGCAAAGAGACTCCCGGGCGGGACCGTGATCGAAAACGTATCGCCCCCGGATACCGGAGACGGCGACGACAACGGTCGCTTTTTCCGGGCAACGATCGAGGCAAGCTATCGCCTCGAAATTCAAGCGTAACAAGCCGACGAAAGGTTTCATATCATGGCATACGCAAACAGCAGCGAAACCGAGCTCTCGTTTATCGAGGAGTCGGTTTGGGGCGTTACCCCCGCAACCCCGACTTTCGAGCGGGCTCGCATGACCGGCGAAGGCTTGGTCTATGACATTCAAACGACGACGAGCGAGGAGATTTCTCCGGCTTCCGATGTAACCGACGAAGTGCAAGTCGGCGCCTCGGCGAGCGGGCCGATCAACTTCGAGCTTTCCTTCGGCTCGAGCTTCGATCTTCTCCTCGAGCACGCGCTCCGCGGGGCTTTCGACGTGGCAACGCCCGGCGACGACCTCGAGGAGCTCAAGGCCGGGACGGCGAAGAAGTCGCTCTCGATCGAGAAGAGCTTCGACGTCGGCGGCGCGAAGGAATATTCGCGTTATTCCGGCATGGTCGCGAATTCGCTTAACCTCACGGTCGAGCAACAAGCGATCGTTTCCGGGTCGATCGACTTCCTCGGTAAAGGCGAGGCGACGGACTCGGTCGAGATCACCGGCGCCAGCTACAACGCGCCGAGCTCCGGCAAGCCAATGGCGGCGCCCGACGTGGCGAATATCACCGTCGGCGGCGTCGCGGGCTCGATCTATTACTCGAGCCTCTCTTTCACGCTCAACAATAACGCCAGCGTGCAAGCGGCGATCGGCGTTAAGGATGCGGTCGGCGTGAAATATGGGCAACGCCAGATCGAAGGCAATCTCTCGGCATACTTCGACGCCGACACGGCGCCGCTTTACGACAAATTCGTGCAAGGCGCCGAGAGCTCGATCTCCTTCGATTTGATCGACGATCAGGCGAACACCTACACGATCACCTTCCCCCGAATCCGCTTCACGACCGGCCGTCGCGTCGCGGGTGGCAACGGCGAAGACGTCGTCGCCGAAATGGGCTTTCGCGCTCTCCTCGATCCTTCCGAGGGGTGCTCGATCAAGATCGTGAAGACTGCCCCGGGCAGCTAACGAAAACACGCCCGCAAGCGTGAATTTTCGGCCGAAGACGAGGCGCCCGGATTGCGGGCCGGGCGCCTCACCCTAACCCGCAAAAAAGAAAGACTCTCGCTATGGACCTTCAAAAGAAATTTGGCACAGATCACGACCTCGAGGCCGAGGCCGGAATCGACATAGACTTCGGCGACGGCGCCGTCGTTACGATCCGACGCGCCGGGGGCGCAAATAAGAAATACAGCAACACCGCGCGCCGGGTCTTCAAGCCGCACCGGCAACAGATCGAGGCCGACACGATCTCCGAAGAGAAGCTCGTCGGGCTCCTCGCTCGGATTTACGCCGAGGCCGTTATCCTTGATTGGCGGGGCGTGACGATCGGCGGCAAAGAAGTGCCATTCGAGCGCGAAGCCGTGATCGAGGCGCTCGTCGCCTTCCCCGAATTCTTCAACGCTATTCGGAACGAAGCGGAAAGCGCGGCGGCATTCCGGCGCGAAGAGCTCGAGGCCGACGCAAAAAACTAACCGACCGGCTCCGATGGGAATTGACCGTCGGAAAGCACGCGGCCGCGCTCGAGCGTGCGGCCGCGGCCGGTCGCCGGGTCGGCCTTCTCCGCAATCGCCCCGAGCTCGATCTCTGGCAATCCGAGGCTTGGGATTGTTTCACCGATTGTCACTCGTGCCGGGCTCCGGGCTTCAACGGCTCCGGGCCTATTCCTTACACGTCGGTTATTACTTGGGCCGAAGTGAACAACGTCCCGGCCGGTGACGGCCTCGACGGCCTTCTCTACCTTGTGAGAGAACTCGACGCCGCTTGGCTCGAGCACGAGGAAAAGAGCTCTCAATAAGAGGCTTCGAGCATGGCAACGGAAAGAGTCACCAGATACGTTAGACTTGTGATCGACGCGAGCGGCTCGAAGAGCGGCGGGCGCGAGGTCAAGAAAGCTCTAAACGATATTAACCAAAGCGTGAAACGCACGGCCGCGAGCTTCAACAACTTGGCTCGCGTCGCGAAGATCGCGCTCTCTGGCATGGCGGCGCGTGCCGTTTGGCGTGCCGTGATCGGTGGCGCCGCTCGAGCCGAGTCTCAATTCGCCCGGCTTCAAGGGATCATTAACGCGACCGGCGGCGCGGCCGGGAAGTCGGTCGAGGATATTGCAAAAATCTCTCGCGAGATCGGTCGCCAAACTCTCGCCTCGACGCAAGAGGTACGCGACGCCGCGGGCGTGCTTCTCACGTTTAAGAATGTCGCGGGCGACGTCTTCGACGACACGCTCGGGCTTGCTCAAGACTTGGCCGAGGCGGGCTTCGGCAATCTTCGGACAAACGCCGTGCAGCTTGGCAAGGCGCTTAACGATCCGGTGAAAGGTCTCGACGGCCTATCCCGGGCGGGCGTGCAATTCACCGACGCGCAAAAAGACCAGATCAAGGCGCTTGTAAAATCCGGCGATCTCCTCGCGGCGCAACAGCTTGTCGTTAAAGAGCTCTCGTCTCAATTCGGCGGCGCCGGTGCAGCGGCCGCGCAAGGATACGCGGGCGCGCTCGACACGGCCGGAGAAGCGGCGAAAGAGCTCGCCGAAGAGGTCGGGGGCAAACTCTTGCCAGCACTAACGGCCGGGCTCAAAGCCGCGACCGTCGGGATCGACTTCTTGACTCAAAACTCCGACGCCCTTCTCGGCGCCGTCGCTGGATTGGCGACCGTCGGGATTCCTCTCCTGATAAAAGGGCTCGGGCTTCTCCGGGTCGCCGTGCTCGCGAATCCGATCTTCGCTCTTGCGACGGCCGCGGTCGCGATCGGCGCCGCGATCGGGAAGCTCCTCGGGATAACCGTCACCTTCGGCAATACGAGCGTGACCGTCTTCGATCTCGTCAAGACCGTGATCGGCGACGTCGTCGGCGTGATCGGCTCAGTCTGGGAAGCGGCGAAGACGCTCTTCTCGGGCTTCGTCGAGGGCGCGAAAGCAATCCTCGGAAGCGCGAAGGAAGCCTTCGGCGGCTTCGGCTCGATCGCGAAGTCGGTCGTTAACTTCGTGATCGCGGTCGGGAAGAGTTTCGCCGACGCTTGGATCGGATACTTCAAAGCAATTTGGGAAGCCGCGAAGGGCGCCTTCCAAGGGATCAGCAACGCCGCGGCGTCGGTCGGCTCCTCGGTCAAGCTCGCGCTAAAGGGCGAATTCGCAGCGGCGAAGGAAGAGCTCTCGGGCGCCTTCGACGGCTTCAACTTCGACGGCGTCACGGCTTCGCTCGGCGACACCGCGAAGACGATCGGCGCAAACTTCGGCCGCGACTTTGTCGGCGAAGCCGGGGGCGCGATCGAGAGTTTCCTCGACAATACCGTCGGCGACTATGCCGACTCCGTGATCGACCGCACAGTCGACAAGATCGCCAATTCTCCCGGCGACACGGCGAAGGCGATCGTCGCTCCGACCTTCGATCCCGAGGCGTCGGGCGGCGGCTCCAAGGGCGGCGCCTCGAAGGCTCCGACGAAGTCGCTCAAAGACAAGATCGACGAGGTCAAGAGCTTGAAAGAGCAATTGATCGACCTCGGCAAAGAGGCGCAAACCGCGGGCGACATTATGGCCGAAGGGATCGGCTCGGCGATCGACGGGCTCTCCGACGCCTTTGTCGACTTCGCCAAAACGGGCAAGTTTAACTTCCGTGATCTGGCCTCCGACATTTTCTCGCAGCTAACCAAGCTCGCGGCGAATTCGCTCTTGAAGCAATTGATCGGCGGCTTCGGCGGTCTTGGCGGCGGCGGTGGATTCCTCGGGGGGCTCTTGGGCTTCGCTCAAGGCGGCGACTTCACGGTCGGCGGCGGCGGGGGCACAGACTCGAAGCTCGTCGCCTTCAAAGCCTCGCCCGGCGAGCGCGTAAGCGTGCGGCGCCCGGATCAGGCCGACGGCGGGGGCGCGGCTCCTAACGTGACAGTGATTAACAAGACCGATCCCGGCGAGCTCCTCGACGCGATCGGCACAACCGCGGGCGAGCGCACGATCCTAAACGTGATCGAGCGCAACCCGGCCGCAATTCAAGGGATGCTCTCGAGGTGACAAAATGCCGGTAACAAACGCAACGCACACGATCGACGCAAACGGCGACTTGACCGCGCTTGATAAGATCATGGACATGATCGCGACCGACGCCGTCGCAGGTGGTTGGACCTTGCTCGATCGTTATCCGAACGTGCTCGACGGGCACTTGATCCCGGTCGCCGGTCGCTCGACTTACGGCACGCCGCGCCGCTTTTGGCGGATTGAGTTTCAAGGCGACGCCATTCGCCAGCACGCCGAAGAGATCAAGCTCCTCGATCTCGCGGGTGTCGAGATTGACGTCTCCGAGGCTCGTATCTTTGCCGATACCGAAGAGACCTCGCCCGCGAGCCCGGTCTCGAATGCCTTCGACGCCTCCTCGGCCGTTTGGCGATCCAACAACACAAGCGCGGGCACCTCGAGAAGCGTTTATATCGACTTCTCCGACGGCGGGCGCGTGCCCGATCGCTTCGAGTCGATCGGCGGTCTCGAGATCACTCAAAGCGTTACAGGCGAATACGCGACCGGGATCGACCTCTTTCACTCTCCCGACGGCGTCACGTGGACTCAGGTTTACGCCGGGCGTCTTCCGGTCGACGGCGGCGAAGCGACCTTCGCAACGGGCCTCACTTGGACGGGCACCGAGACAAAGACTCTTTATGCCGACTATTACGGAAACGCCGACGCCGATCGCCCCAACCGGGCCGAGGGCGAGGTGCTCGTTTTGCGCGGCGCCGGAGCCGGAGCCGGGCAAGAGGTTTATCTCTCGATCGCGTCGGTGCGCGATAACGATCTCGGCCGATACAATTTGCAGCTTCGGCAATTCACGGCATACGACCCGCAATTTCCGATCTTGTCACAGGTGGGAGTCTCGTCGCGCGCTCCTTACGTCCCGATCGACGCGAGCGAATGCGAGGCTTGGCTATACGTCAACGACCGGCGCCTAATCCTGCAATGCCGATCGGGCTCGGTCTATAATGGCTTTTATGCCGGGCTCTATCTGCCCTTTGCGCTCCCCGCGGATTATCTCTCGCCCATAATTATGATCGGCGCTCGAGATCAAGTGAGCGACTATCTCGACGCGAACACGTCGCACCGAAATTTTTTCGACCCCGGCACCGATTGCGGCGAAATGCGTCGCGCCGACGGTACGCAAAAGCCGGTCGAGAATCACGTCGAAGACACCAACGTCGACAAGTATATTTCTAGCGCCGCGACGATTCAGGGGATCGTAAGCGTTTGGCCTTGGAAGACCGGCGGCACGTCGGGCTCTTTCCCCGACGGATGGGAAGGAAGCTATCAAGGCTCTTCGTCGGGGCATTGGCTCGCGGGCGTCGACGCTAACCCGGCGGGCGATCTTCCTATCTGGCCCGCGCTCTTGCTCGATCATTCGAGCTCGGGCTTGATCGGCGCTCTCGACGGCGTCTTCGCGATTCCCGGGTCTGACCTTACGCCCGGGCAAGCGGTGACAATCAACGCCCGAAACTTCCGGGCCTTCCCGAATTCTACTCGCCGCAACGGCAATCATTGGGCATTGATCGAGGAGCTCTAAAGACATGGCGATCGCATACGAAAACAACTCTTCGGCCGATTATATCGACTTCGTCTCGAAGCTCCGCACCTTCCTTTCATCAAACGGTTGGACCGTCACAACGGCCGGGAATTCCGGGTGGGGCGCGGCCTCGAGCTTCGTCGCGAGCCGGGGCTTGTGTCACGTCTATTTCGGCACCGATGAATACGAGGAGACGAATTACTATGTCGACGCGACCCGGCAATTCGTCGACGTGCCTCGCTTCGAAATGGGGCTCGGCGACTCCGCTCCGGCCGACCCGGCGTTGATCGAGAAATTTAGTGACATGCCCGGGCAAGGCGACGTCGTCTCGGCGTTTCGCTCGTGTATGGCTCTCGGTCAAACAAATGGACAGTATTCGAATTATCACTTCTTCGACGATCCCGTCGCGAACACCTTCACGGGCGTTTGTGAGGCGCTCGGCGAAAGGTATTGGCAATTCGGATTCGGAGAGCTCCAAAAGAACGGTTTGACGCACGGCGGCGCGACTTACTGCACCGCGACCTTCAACCGGGATTATCTCACGGGCACCACCTCGCGCGCGATCGGCAACAATCCTTTTCAAGAAGAGTTTTTCGGTTGCGGTCGGCAATGGGCCGAGACGAGCACAAGCTACGGCGGCGGCGGAAATACGCAAATTTGCGTGCCAAGCGACGGCCTTCCGGTCGGCAGCGGATACCCGGAAGGCTCGGGCGGTCGCATGATCTTATCGAGGGACTCCGTTGTCGCGATCATCAACTCGAGGAATTGGGGGCCGACCTATCGCAGCGCCTATGGGCAATGGAATCACTTCACGGTCGGCACGGCTTCCGAGATTGCGGGCGTTATGCCAGCGGGCGGAATGACGCCCCTCGGCGCCTTCCCGATCTTCGTCGGCTCGTCGGGTGGCAAAATGTGCTATCTCGGCGACATTCCAAACGCTCGAGTCTGCAACGTCGCTCACCTTCCGGCCGGGGCCGAGCTCAACTATGGGGGCGAGGTCTGGAAGGTCTTCCCTCGCTACATCAAGACCGACGACTCTTTGATCGACCAGCCCTTCACCCGCACGTCGGGCAATTTGGGCTTTGCGGTTAGGAGATCGTAAGCATGGGCGACGCACTCCTCGGCGCCGTCGTTATCGCGACCGACGGCTCCTCGATCCCCGGCTTCACTTGGAGCCCGGGCGAATCCCTCGACGCGACGGCGAGCGAAGACGTGCAAACCATGCTCGACTCGAAGACGAAGGTCGCCGTCCCGATCCCGGTCAAGTTTGCCCCGAGCGGTGCGATCTCCGGCACAATGGCGAGCGACTTCTTCTATCGCGTTTGGGTGATCCCGGCCGTGATCGAGGTCGACAACCCGACCGAGGGCGCTCCGATCGGCTTCGAGATATGGAGCGCCTTCCCGTGGGATAACGAGCTCGACGCGATCAACTCAACCGGCGCCGATGGTCTCGAGCTCACGATCGCCCCCGGCTCCGATTGGAATCCGTGGGAAACGGTCGAGGCGGGCGTGATCGTCACGCGCGAAGCTCCCCCATTGGTGCAAGCCCTCTTCGTCTTCGACTTCCGGCACGACGAGACCGAGCTCGAATTCACGGCCGAGCGAGCGACGATCGTCGGCCAGCACGCCGAGCAAGGCATGATCGAGCGGCTCGAGTGGAAGACCGACGTCTTGCGCTCGATCAACGGGAAGACGCAGCGGTCGAGCGTGCGCAGGAACCCGAGGCGGCGCCTCTCCTTCGACATTGTCGCCACAACCGAGCAAGAGCTCCGAGAGCTCTCCGCGACGCTTGCCGGGCGTATGACGGCGCCGGTCGTGCTTCCCCTATGGGCCGAGCACATGACGCTTACGGCCGACTACGCGGGCGGCGACACGATCTTCGCCGATTGCTCCTTCGCCGAGATCGTGGAAGGCGACTCCCTCTATGTCGAGCGCCGCGATCGCTCTTATGCCGAGCTCGCGCGCGTGACAGAAGTCAACCGAGGCGCGGGCACCTTTACGCTCTCGAATGCCCTCACCGCTTCTTTCTCCGCGGGCGACGTTTGTTATCCGGCCGTTTCCGCATGGCTCCCCGACGGGACCGCGATCAATCGCCACCAAACCGCGGCCGGGCGGATCACGCTCGAGGCGCTCGTAACGCAAAGGCAAGAGCTCGTCGGGCATGGCGCGACCGTCTCGACATACGAAGGACTCCCCTTGCTCGAGCGGCGCCCGCTCGCAAACGGCACCGTGAGCGAGTCCTATGCGACCAACGGGCAAAGGCTCGACTTCGGGGGCTCGATCGTCCTCGCCTCGCCCGAAGCTCTGGCGACGATCACACGCTCGCGGCAATACTGGATCGAAGATCAAGCCGACTTGCAATTCTTCCGGGCTTTCCTCGCGCAAGTGCGCGGCCGGGCGAGAGAGTTTTACGTGCCGACCTATCGGCCGAACTTTATCCCGCTCGAGCAACCCGAGAACGGCGAGACCGACGTCGTCATCGAGGCCGAGGCGAGTCAGTTTCAATTCTGGATCGACCAGACCAACCGGCGCGACGTTTACCTCGAGCGCACCGATCGCACGGGCGAAGTGTTGCGCGTGAGCGGGATCACCGATCAAGGCGACAACACGCTTCGCGTGAGCTTCTCCTCTCCGATCATGGCCGAGGGGCTCGCGCCGATCCTCTCCTTCTCGATCGTCGAGCGCGCACGCTTGGCGACCGACGGCGTCCAGATCATGCACGACGACAACGGCGCGACTTTGAGCTTAACCTTCGAGGCGGGAATAAACGACGATGCCAACATTTGACGAATACGAAGACTCGATCGACCTCGGCGCCCCGAGCGAATTCTTCCTCTTCGAAACGCAAACCGAGAAATGGGCTTACACGAGCGACGACACAACCGTGCAAGTGCTCGGCTCGACTTTCCGGCCGATCCCGATCCGGCGAGGGAATATCGTCACCACCAACAGCGAAGACGCCGCGACGCTCGAGGTCGAGCTTCCGACCTTGTCCGATATGGTCAGCGCGTTTGCATTCTCGCTCGCGCCCCCGGAGAATTTGAAGCTCACGGTTTACCGGATGCACGAGGGCGACTCCGATAGCGTGCAAGTTTACTTTCAAGGCACCGTCGCCTCGATCAAAATCTCGGGCAACATGGCGAAGCTCTCGATCCCGTCGACCTTGACGCAAGCCGTCTCGGCGAACATCCCGAGCGCGCACTACCAAACGCAATGCAATCACTCGCTATTTGACACCCGGTGCCAGCTATTGCGCGACGCCTTCCTTTATGCCGACGTCGTCTTCTCGGTATCGAATGACGAGATCGCTTTGACGACACCTCTCGGCGGCGTCGATAATGACTTCTTCGCGGGTGGCGAGGTGATCGGCCGCACGAGCGGCGAGCGCCGTCTAATCACGAGCTCGACGAGCGACCGGCTCGGGATCGCCTACCCTTTCCGGCTCCTCGCCCCGGGCGACTCGATCGACTTTTATCCCGGGTGCGATCACAGCGTCGCGACGTGCAAGGCGAAATTTAACAACGTCGTAAACTTCGGCGGCTTCCCCTTCATCCCGTCGAAGAACCCTTTCAAAAGCGGGTTCAAGTGAACAACGGGTAAGGAGTAGCGCCCGGCCGTTATTCCTTCGATAATCCCCTCGAGGAAGACTTCCCCCCCCGATCGCCTCGCCAGCGTATCGAGAGGGCTCACGCCGTGCCATTTTGGAATCTCATTATCTTTGCTGTTTCGTTTATTGCGACGGCTCTCCTTGCCCCGAAGCCGAAGCTCGAGAACGCTCGCCCCGGCAAGCTCTCCGACGTTAGCTTTCCCCGATCCGACGAAGGCGCGGCGACTCCTTGGGTGCGCGGCCGGGCGATGCTCCGCGGCGCAAATACTCTTTGGTATGGCAATTTTCGAGCCGTGCCGATCCGAGAGCGGATCAGGGTCTCGCTTTTCAAGAAGAAGACGATCACGGTCGGGCACGACTATTATCTCTCCTTGCAATTGGGGCTCGGGATCGGACCGATGCGGCTCAAACACGTTTGGACAAATGAAGACAAAATTATCGGCTCTTGCGGTGACGGCAACGGCTCCCCGATCGGCTTCTCGATCTCTCAAAGCCTCGGCGGTCACAAAGAGGGCGGCGAAATTTCCGGGGGCGGCGTCTTTTACGACGGCGCGCTCGACCAGCCGGTCGACACAATTGTGCAAGGCTTTCTTGGCGCCGACGGCGACCTCTTGCCAGCTTATCGCGGCTTCGCGACGATCGTCTTCGGCGATGTGCGTTGGGGCGAGCAAGCTCAATTGCCGCGCCTCGCCTTCGAGGTCGAGAGCTATCCCGACCCGCTCGGCCTTGGCGCTAAGAACCGTATCGGCGACGACATAAACCCGGCCACGGCTCTTTACGACATTCTCTCCGACGATTGGGGCGGGCTCGGGCTCCCCTCGGCCTCGCAAGTGAGCTTCTACGCTCTCGGCGAGCTCCTCTATGACGAGGGGCACGGGATAAGCCTCGTCGCCGCTTCGGCCGACCGGGCGAGCGAATATATCGACGAAGTAATTCGCCAGATCGACGCCGTCGTGAAGGAAGACGCGGCGACCGGACAGATCGAGGCGAAGGCGATCCGGCAAGACTATGTGACCGACGAGCTCGAGGTCTTCGACGACGACGACACGCTCGAGATCGTGAGCTTCTCGCGGTCAATGTGGGAGACGACTTACAACGAGGTGCGAGTCAACTACACGTCGCCGGATCGGAATTTTCAAACGGCGACGGCCTTCGCTCAAGATATGGCCGGGATCGGTCGAGCCGGTCGCGTGCGCGCGGTCGAGTATGCCTTCCCCGGTTGTCACTCCGACACGCTCGCGCAAAGCCTCGCACAACGCGAGCTCAAGGCTTTGACGACGCCGCTAATCAAGTGCCGTTTGATCCTTAACCGACGCGCCTCGAAGCTCGAGCCCGGCTCGGTCTTCCTTTATGAGAATGAAGAATTCGGAATCTCGGGCCTCGTGCTCCGGGTCGAGCGCGCCGATCTGGGCACGCTCGAAGACGGCCGGGTCGCTCTGGATTGCGTGCAAGATATTTTCTCGGTCGGCGAGCTCGTCTTTACCGCACCAGCGCCCGGCGCCTTCACGCCCCCGAATATCGACGCCCTCGAGGCGATTAACCGATCAGTGCGCATGGCTCCTCGCTTCATCGCCGAGCAATACGCGGCCGAAGACTTGGCGACAGACGGCGCCGCGGGGCTTCCCCTCTACATCGCCGCAAAGCCGAGCGGGACTCATATTGAATTCATCGCCAGCACCGAAGGCTCGATCGAAGACTCCGGCTCCTATGATTTCTCCGAAAAGGCATTGCTCGACGTCGAGGTCTCGATCGACGACGAGGTGATCGTCGTTACTGGCCTCGAGGTCGGGAACCCGGTCGACCTCGCGCAAGGCGACGGGATTATTCTCGTCGGCGGTCTTGAATGGATGCAGATCGAGAACGTCGTCGACAATCTAAACGACACCTATTCGCTCACGGTCGCGCGCTCGAAATTCCAAACGCCCCGGGCCGATCACGAGCTCGGCGCGAGCGTGCTCTTCCTAAACCGCGAAGAGCTCCCCCTCGGCGACGAGCTCGAGCCCGGGACGCACGAGATCAAGCTCTTGACCTCGACCGGCGCTTCGATGCTCACCGAGACCGAGGCGAGCTCGGATTTCTTGACGGTCGACGAAGTGAACGACTTGCCGACGGCGCCGGTCTTTGTGACGGAGTCGCAAGAGATCGACGGCGACGAGACCACCTTCGATATTGAATGGAAGAACCGCGACGCGGTCGGCAAGCAAACCGTCACGCAGCGCAGCGACCCAAGCGAGACGCAGCGCGCCGGAGAATACACCGTCGCGCAAATCCTTTACGACGACGGCACGCCGTCGGCCGAGCACATATTCACCAACGGCGACACAACGGGCACGATCTCGCCGGTGAACGGGAAGCCCTTCGCCGTCCAGCTTTTCGGCGAGCGCGAGAATGTCGATCTTTCGACGTCGCGCTCGATCGAATTCGATCGCAAGTCGTTTACATGGGGCGAGAGCTCCGGCGGCGGTGGCGGCGGTGGCGGCGCGACCGCTTGGCGGGTCTTGTGTCGCACTTCTGGCAACGCCGGATATTTTGCATTGGCAGAGATTCAATTCCGGCCGGTCGCAAATGTCGCCAATAGCGCAAGCGGGGGCACGGTCGTTTATGACGCCGATCGCGGCGGAAAATTCGTCGCGGCGAATGCCTTCGACAATGATCCAGAAACCGAATGGGGCGCGGATCGTGACGGAAGTCTAATCGGAATCGGGTATGTCTTCCCGAGCGCCTTGGACGTCGTGCAAGTCGCATTGACCGCGCGGAATGACTCCTTCGCTACACAGTCGCCGACCGACTTCGATCTCGAGAAGAGCCTCGACGGCGGCGTGACTTGGCAGCTAGTGCAAAACTTCTCCTCGCACGGCAATTTCTCCAAGGGCGAGACGAAGGTCTTCGACGTTACGCCGTGAACAACGGGCGCCCGGTGGATTAACGACCCCGGGCGCCTTTAAATTCGAATCAGGAAAACAAGCCCCCCGCGCCTCGCCCGCGCACGAGGGCAGCTAATGCAAAACGGCTCGCGCGACGATCTCTCCTCGATCGTCGATAAGCTCGACAACGTAGGCGACGCGGCGGCTATTGTCGTTTTGCTCGGGTCGCTCTCGAGCATTCTCCCCGGAATCGCTTCTTTCCTTACGGTAATTTGGCTCGCTCTCCGCATTTGGGAAAGCGACACGATCCGAGAGATCACGGGGCGCGCGACACGCGGGGGCGGTGACGAATGAACAGCACCGAAGCCCAACATATTTTGCAAGTTTACGACGCGGCCGGAACGGTGCGCGACGCGGCCGAGGCTTTCGGCATTTCGAAAACGTCTTTTCACCGGAAGCTAACGCAAGCCCGAGCCTTCGGCACCGTGCCCGAGGGCTTCCATATGGCGAAGCTCTCGACCTCTCTCGACGCCGAGGGCAACGTGAAGAGCTCGAGCGTGCAAGCCAAGCCCGGCGAGAAGAAGCCGCACACGGCGACGCCCGGCCTCGCCCTTAAACGCCGCTCTGCCCTTTTGGATGCCGACGGCAACGTCGTGCAAGAATGGCTGATCGAGGGCGAAGAAGGGAAGCGCACCGTCGGCATGATCGACGCGCTCAAGGCCGAGTTTGAAAACTTCGAGCAGGTCGCACCTACGGCGGCGCCCGAGCACCTCGAGGCCGATCTCTTGACGCTTTACCCGGTCGTCGACCAGCACCACGGACTCTATTCGTGGGCCGCGGAAACGGGCGAAGACTTCGACCTCGACGAGTCGCGCCGTCTCTTTCAAGCCGCGCTCTCCGATCTAATCAGCTTCGCGCCCCCGAGCGAGAAATGCCAAATCCTCGGCCTCGGCGACTTCTTTCACACCGACACCGAAGAGGCGAAGACCGTCGCCTCGGGCAACCCGCTAGATCGGGACGGCCGTCAATCAAAGGTGATCGGAAGCGGGATCGGGCTCTTGCGATGGGCGATCGACCTCGCCTTGACCAAACACAAGACGGTTAACGTCACCGTGCGCGCGGGCAACCATGACCCTCAGTCGGCGCTATGGCTCGCGCATTGTCTGGCGATCGCATACGAAAACGAGCCGCGGGTCGAGGTCGATCTCGATCCCTCGCTCTTCTGGTATGCGCGTTTCGGCCGGGTGCTCCTCGCGGCGACGCACGGGCACACGTGCAAGCCCGGCGAATTCCCCTCGAAGATCGCGGCCGAGGTCGGCGAAGCCTTCGGCGCGACCGAGTTTCGCTATGGGTATCAAGGGCACATTCACCACGAGACGAAGGTCGAGCGCGGCGGCGTGACCGTCGAGACGTTTCAAACGCTCTCGGCCAAAGACTTTTGGCACGCCGGGCGCAACTACACGGCCGGGCGATCCATGCAAGCCCTCACCTTTCACCGCGATCTCGGCCTCGTCTCGATGGTCAAGAGTCCGGTGCTCCGCGACCCGCAACAACAAAAGAGAGTGATCGAGCTATGACTCCGAAGATAGTCGCCTTCTCCGGGCCAGCCGGTGCAGGGAAAAGCACCGCTTCCGAGGTGCTCGAGGCCGAGGGCTTCGAGCGCGTCAAATTCGCCGCACCATTAAAGGCAATGCTCCGCGGCTTTTATCGAGAGATTGGTCTTCCCGACGACATGATCGAGCGCAAGATCGAGGGCGATCTCAAAGAGCAACCTTGCGAGCACCTTTGCGGCAAGAGCCCCCGGCACGCAATGCTAACGCTCGGCACCGAATGGGGGCGCGACTTGATCGGCTCCGGGCTTTGGGTGCGCGCTTGGAAGACGAAAGCGAAGCTCGCGCTCAAGAGAGCGGCGGGCGTGGTTTGCGACGATCTTCGATTTCAAAACGAAGAGCAAACCGTGCGCGATCTCGACGGATACATTTGCGAGATCGCCGGGCGCGATCTGAAGCACGTCACGACGCACCGATCGGCAACCTACAAGCCGAAGCCGCACGCCTCGATCTTCAACGTCGGCGGCGAGAGCGAATTCCGGGCGCGCGTGAAGCTCTATTTTTTCCGGGGGCTCCTATGACCAAAGCAAGCGAAAACGTATTTCGAGAAGTCGCCGCGAAGATCGGTTGCGATCTCGCCGCGATCCGGGCCGTCTTTGCGGTCGAGGCCGCGGGCGTCTACTTCAATTCCGACGGCTCTCCGCTCCGGCGTTTTGAGCCTCACCATTTGCCCCGGTCGCTCTGGGCTTCGATCGGCTTTGATCCCGGCAACGTGAAGCCGTGGCGAGCCTCCCTCAAGGTATCGAAGACCCGGCGCGCGAAGATGTACCGAGAGGCGCTCACGCTCAACGCCGAGGCCGCAAAGCGCGCGGCGTCGTGGGGCGCCCCTCAGATCATGGGATTCAATTACGCGGCCGTCGGGTATGACAGCGCGAGCGAGCTCGTCGAAGCCTTCGAGCAACCCGACGAGCAAGTGCGCGCCTTCGCGGAATTCGTGCTCTCGAAGGGGATCGACTCCGCTCTCCGGGCGCATGATTGGTTCACCTTCGCCTCGACCTACAACGGCAACGGCAAGGCCGCGGATTACGCCGGGAAGATCGAGCGCGCCTATCGCCGCTTCTCCGGGGGCGCCGGGTCGGCCGTGATCTTGCGCGAGGGCTCGAGCGGCCGATCGGTCGTCGCGCTTCAAGAGCGGCTCGCCGAGCTCGGGCTTCTCGGCTCCGACGAGATCGACGGCGAATTCGGGCCGAAGACCTTCTCGGCCGTCTTCCTCTTCCAAAGTGCCGAGGGGCTCGTGACCGACGGCGTCGTCGGTGCGCAGACGTGGCGCCAGCTACGCGACGCCGTGCCAGACGCCCGGATCGAGCCGAGAGACCAAGAGACGAGCGGCGATCGCCAAGTCGAGGCCGTGGCGAAGTATCTCGCGCCCGCGGCCGGGGGCGGCGTGCTCGGCCGGATGCTCGAGGAGCTCTCCCCGACGGCCGAGCTCGTGATCGTCGGCGGCTTCACCTTCGCGGCGCTTGTCGTGCTTCACGTTTGGGCGATCCCGAAGATCAAGAGGGCTTTCGAATGATCGCCCTCGGCTTTCAAACGAAGATCGCGCTCGTCGTGGGCTTCGTGATCGGCGCCGGGGCGGCAAACCTCGACGCGCACCTTCGCAAGATACCAACGGCGCGAGCGGCCGAGCGAGAAGCCGTCGTCGCCTACCTCGAGGCCGAGGGGGCGAAGCGCCTCGTCGAAGCCCTCGAGGAAGCCCGAGAGATTGAGAAAGGAGTCAAGGATGCGACAGACGAAGACCTTCGTCGCGTTATTGGTGGCGACCCTCGTTAGCGGGTGCTTGAAGCCCCCGGCGATCGTGACGACCGACTATTGCGCCCGGGCTTCCCGGGTCGAGCTCCTCGATCTATGCGCGCCCGGCGTCGCTCCGGCGATCACCGGCCGCGGGTGGGGCTCTTGCTCAATCACGACCAGACGCGACGCCGAAGCCCTCGCGGCCGAGGCTCGCAAATTCGACAGGTGCAAAGATGAATGAAACGACAGGACTCACGCTCTCGACGAGCTCACGCTTCCGGCGTGCCCTTGGCTGGATCGCCGTCGGCATGATCGCTTGGAATGTGCTTATCGCGCCGGTTGCGATCTTCGCGATCGAGGCGACCGGCCGAGAAGCTCCGGCATTCGAGCCGCTCAATCTTGGCGATCTCCTCGCGATCGTGACGACCTCGAGCGAGTGAGAACAAACGCGAACACGGCAGAATCACAAACGTGACGCCTCGTGACGCCCTCACCGATTCTAAAAGACTATTCCGGCTCATTGTGACGGGTCGCGTGACGACTCGTGACACCTTTGTGCAGACCTTTGTGCAGCTTTTCGTTTATGTCTTTGTTTTTGCTTATCAAAGCGTGCTATGTCCGCGGATTGCAAATCCGTGAACAGGGGTTCGATTCCCCTACTCGCCTCCAAATTTCCCCCGTAGTTTCAAGAGCTTACGCCCCGAGTGCACAAATCGGGCATATCGGGCTTTTGTGAACATTCCGGGCGAAATTATCCAATAAAAACAACGACCGAACCTTAAACCTTTGTGCAGACCTTTGTGCAGGATCGAGCGGGAAGGCGTCGATCGAGCGTCACAAGTCGGCACATTTTTACACCCTATCTTTCCTATATTTTACAGTGGCCTATTCGTTCTTTACGGGCAATTTGTCACAATACGTCACTTTTCGGCTTTACTATTTCGCCCAAAAGGCGCTAGATCGGCCCACACTCAGCCGATGAAAGCACACAATGTCACAAAGCGATCTTCTAAAGCTCCCCGCCGGTTGCTCCTTCCCTCGAGGGACGCGCCTTATCTTTACCGTCGAAGTCGTAAGCGAGACCCGCAAAGTCCACGGTGGAAGGCTTGTTAAGCTCGCCCTTCCCAAGCGCATGACGAGCGCCGAGGTCGTGGCAATCCGTGACACCCTGCACCGCGCGGCCGTGATCCACGTCGCCGGAGAGCACGCTAACCCGCTCGGCTTTGTGTCGCGCTTCTCTCATGCCGATTACGACGAAGACGTAACGGCCATTCAACACACACCTCGCAAGGAGATTGCAGCATGAACACCCGAATTTTTTCCGAGATCGACTTCGACAAGATCGCAGCGCGTGACGCGAAAGAAGCTCGCTTTCCCCGAATCCCCTCGCAACCCGAGCTCGATAAATTGCATCGCCAAGAGCGAGAGCTTCGCCGTGCGCTCTGGCACGACCGGCTAGAAGACCTCGCCTTCCGTGCGATCGTCGGCGTCTCTCTTGGCGGCTCTCTGGGCTTCCTCTTGGGCGCGTCTCTCTAACCCAACAACCGCGCCCGGCCTAAATTCACCGGGCGCACACAAGGCGAGAGTGTGTCTAACCTCGTCAGCCGGATAACAAAGGTCTAACCTCCTGCCTAGCGACCGGCGAAGCGCAAAATAAAAATGAATAAGAGCGCGGGAAGAGCCCTCGGAGTGATCCGGGGGCTCTCTTCTTTTGGCTAGTCGTCTAGCGGTGATGGGCCGCGAAGAAGAGCGTCGAGCCTCGATTGAAAGCCGGGATCGCTCCCCGGCAAGGCGTGCGCGTAAACCCGGAGCGTCGTCGCGACGTCTTTGTGACCGAGGCGCTCCGAGACGTTACGCACCGGCTCGCCCCTCTCGAGGAGCTCGCTCGCGTGAGTGTGTCGCAGCGCGTGAAAGGATTTATTGCCCCCGAGATCGAGCGCCTTGATCCGAGTCCGAAACTTATTCGAGAGAAGGTCGGGCCGCATGACGCCGAGCGTCGCCGGATCGGGAAACAAGATCGAGGGCGCTCGCTTGCCCTTCGAGAGCGCGAGCTCGGCGAGCTTGACCCGCCAAGTCTTCAAGCGCGCGACATTCTCGAGCGAGAGCATGATCTCGCGGGAGTCTCCCCCCTTTGTCGTTTTGATGATCGGATTCTCGTTACCGTAGGGCCACCAGACGGCGCGCGCGATCTTTAGCGTGCCCCGATCGAGGTCGACGTCTTTCCACGAGAGACCGACGAGCTCGCCCCGGCGTAGGCCGGTTGCGTAGGCCGTGAAGATCGCCGCGGCAAGGCAAGGGCTCGGCTTCATCCAAGGGCGCCCCTCGATCTTCGCCTCGAAACTGGCGACGACCTTTAGCACGACGTCGCGCTCGATCGTGGCGATCTTCTCGTCGGTCGTCGCTTCGACCGAGTCTTCGAAGTCGTCGAAGGACACCTCGCGGCGCCGCTTGTTTTTGGGCTTCGGTGGTTTGACGCGCTTCGCCGGATTGCCCGGGATCAATTCGAGATCGACCGCTCGCGAGAGCACGAGCCGGGCGAAGGCGTGAGAATTCTTGACGGTCGTCGGCGAGAGTCCCTTCTTCAAGAGAGAGCCGAGCCATTCCTCGAGGTCGCTCGCGTGGAGCTCCTCGAGCGGCATAACCGCGAGCTTGGCGGTGATCCTCGCTCGCGCCTCGCGGTATCCTTTGAGCGTCGAGGGCTCGAGGCGCTCGTCTCGCTCCTCTTTCTCGATATGCTTATCGCAGAAGCCCCCGAAGGTCTCACCCGAGAGCCCGGGCGCCGCACCTCGAAGGATCGCGGCCTCGAGGTCGTGCACACGAGCGCGCGCTTCGTTCTTGGTGCCTCTAAAAGTCTCATGCTTGAAGAGCGGCTTCCCCGCGCCGTCGGTGCCAAGATAGGTGCGCACCATAAAAACGCCGGGCTTGCGCTCGGTGAGATAGACCTTCGCGTCGTCGCTCATTCTTCGGTCTCGTCGTCAAGCTCGTGCTCCATAGAGTCTTGGCGCGCGATTGTCTCGCTAACCTCGACGCTCCGCTTCATATTGCCGAGCACGGCCGAGAGGCTCTCGTTTAGCTTCTGGGCGACCTCGAGCTCTCCGACGGTTATTCCGGCACTCATTCCGGCCGAGCTTGCTTTCCTCGAGCCGCGGATCAGCCGAGAGACGAGCTCTCTTTGTACATTGGTGCCGTAGGCGATCGCGTCGGCCTCGAGCTCGTCGTGAAGGCTCTTTGGAATTCTGAACCGCTTTTGGACATATTCGGCTTTTGACATTTTTTTATCTCCCTAGTGGGGCAATCATTGCAACGTGGCACTTCGTGTCACAACTCTACTCATACACATATTTTCTAGTTTGTGCACATTTATTACTAAATAGGCTAATTTTTACCTAACAAGGGAATCAGTTAAAGCGTCAAGAATGTGCCGTTATGTGCCGTTTTTTCAACTTATACAAATTTTCACAGCACCCATGCAAAAATAAAAACCTTGCTTAACAGACACTTACGCGCCCTATGCGGCAAAACTATATCTTGTGACGTTTTGTGATTGCATGGGCTATATTTAGACGGTATCGCTTAGGAACCGGCACAAAATGTCACAAGTCGGGCAACATTTCACAAAAAGAGGGCAAGCCATGAGCTCCAATGATGAAGCGCCAAAATCGGGCTTCTGCACGATCCCCGAGGCCGCGAAGCGTCTCGGCCTAAATGCTACAACTTTGCGCCGAGCATGTAAGCGCGGCAAGTTTCCGCACGCAATGGTTGGCGACTCAATTCTAATCAGTAAGTCTTACCTCGACAAGCTCGAGCTCGAGGCTCAAGGCTAATGGGAAAACTCATTCTAGGCATTGACCCGGGCACGAGCGGCGCGATCGCGATCCTCGATCCCGAGAGCGGCTTCCTCGAGGTGCACGACGTGCCAACCTTCGAGCTCAAGGTCGGCAAGTCGAAGAGAAAGCGCGTCGCGATCGCCGACCTCTTGTCAATCTTCACCGATACCGGCGCCGATATGGTCGATCTCGCCTATCTCGAGAAGGTCGGGCCGCAACCGAGAGACGGCTCCGCGAGCGCCTTTGCATTCGGTGAGGCCGTCGGCGCGATTAAGGGATGCTTGTCGGCCGCTCTCGTGCCCTTCACGCAACCGACGCCGCAAGAGTGGAAGAAAGAATTCAAGCTCAACGGCAAGAAGGGCAGCGACGGCGAAGAGGCCGCGCGGCAACTGGCGATCGAGCTCTTCCCCCGGCACGCCGAGCTCTTCAAGCGCAAGAAGGATCACAACCGCGCCGACGCCGCTTTGATCGCACTCTTCGGGGCGCGGCAAACACTCCGCAAATCCGGGTAAGTCCCTGGCATTGCTCTATTTTTTTGCCTCGTGTGTCACAAAACGTCACACAATAACCCAACCGCGCAGACAACCGCGACCCGGCCGGATAAGGGCTTTCGCCCTCGATTTACTAGGCTTTCTCTCGATCGCGTCAATCTGTCTCTTATTCTGGATCGTCACAACATGACACAAAAGAACGGCTTTCAAACTCACGGGATAGCGCACCTCTCGCCGAGCTCAATCAACGCCTACATGAATTGCCCGGCTTTCTGGCTTACCGAGAAAGTCTTCAAAAAGCGCGGCACGCCCGGCGCGGCTATGTGGCGAGGGATCGTCGTCGAAGATGCTTGCTCCGACGTGCTCCTTCACGGGAAGACGCGCGACGAAGCGGTCGAAGCGGCTCTCGCGGCATACGACAAAAAAACCGCAATGATCTTTTCGGATCACTCGAAGCAACGCAACGGGATTCCCGGCTTCGTCGATCAAGCCCTCGAGGGGCTCGAGCAATACGGCAAAGACATTATCGCGCCCCCGGCCGACGACTCCGGTCGCACGCCGCAACACAAGATCAGCTTGTCGTGTGGCCTCGACGACGGGACGTCGATCGACTTTATCGGCTATCTCGACTTTGCCTTCGGCGGCAACCGGAAGACGATCGTCGATCTCAAGACGTCTTTCGCGTGCCCCTCGAAGCAATCCTTCGCGCACATTGTGCAGCGGTGCGTTTACCAGAAAGCCGCGGCCGACGGTTGGTCGGTCGAGTTTCTCTATGCGACACCAAAGAAGCACGCCTCGCTCGCCGACGGCGATCCCGAAGACGTGCTCGCGATGGTTAAGGCCGTCGCAAACCGAATGAATCGCTTCCTTAAATTGTCGGCAGACAAGCACGAGCTCGCGCAGATCGTGCCCGTGATCCCCGATACTTTTTATTGGAGCGACCCCGGCATGAAAGCCGAACGGCGAAAGCTCTTCGGCATTTGATCCCGCGCGCCCGGGGGCTCCGGGCGCAACCCTTCCAAACCTCGAAAACAAAGGACTCAATCAATGAGCATTTTCGGAAACGGTCTCGACCTCGGGCCACAAGGCGGCGGCTTCGACGGCTTCGTCTCTTGGACCTCGCAAGGCTCCGACGACGGCGTCTTGCCGCGCCGGTCGTGGTCTCTCTCGATGGACGACGGAAGCGGCCGTCGCCAGCGTTACGGCTTCGACGTGATCTCGCAATCTGGCGTCGCGATCGACATTCGCCCCCCGAATTTTCAATACGGATGGGAGCTAAACGAGCAACACATGCCGAAGCCTCTTCGGTCTCTGATGCCAGCCGGGCAACCTTTCCCGATCAAGCCGGGCGACGGTTACAAGAAATGCTTGTCGCTTCCGATCTCCGACTTCTCCGGCCGGGTGTATCTTTGGCAACAGGGCGGATGGACGGCGTTTAGCGGCCTCGAATACCTCGCGCCACAACTCCAAGCGCAAGAGGCGCAAAACCCCGGGCTCGTGCCGGTCGTTCAAATGCAGGGCGCGCACGAAGAGACGATAAACGGGAAGCTCCTCGCTTATCCGCTCCTCGTTATCACGCAATGGATCACGCCCGAGCAAGCCGGATTTAAGCCGCTCGCGACGGTCGCCGCTCCCTTGGTGCCAGCAACGCCCCCGGCGCCCGCTCCGGCCGCTCCTATGGCTCCCCCTGCCCCCGCTCCGGCCGCTCCTATGGCTCCCCCGGCGCCCGCGGCTCCTGCCCCGGCTCCGATCGCTCCGGCGGCTCCTGCACCGGCTCCAATGGCGCCCGCTCCGGCGGCTCCGGCGCCCGCTCCGGCGGTTCCGGCGGCTCCCCCAATGCCCGGCGGGCCGGTAGGTGCGAAGGCGGAATTCTAAGCCATGAGTGACGCTCTCACGAGGAAGGCAATCGTCGACCTTCGAGAGCGTCACGCGGGGGGCGAGAGCGCGCTCTCCCTCTCGCGCTCTTCGGGCCTTTCCCGAAGACAAATCGACGCGATCCTCCGGGGGCGGCTCTTTCCCGAGCTCCCCGGCCCTCTCGCCCCTCCTCCGCGAAGCCTTCGCACGATCGAGAATATGACAATTCTCGCCGTCGCAATCGCGGAAAAGAGAGATCGCGCCGTGACCGCTTTCCGGGTCGCCGAGCTAATCGGGATCGAAAGGGGCGTCGCGCGAAAGCGCGTCGAGAGAATGGCAGATCGCGGCCTCGTCACGCGCTCGCCGACCGGGCTTCGACTTACGCGCAAGGGCTGGGCTCTTGTCCGCAAGATCGGGGCAGAATCGAAACAAGAGAAAGACAAAAAACAATGAGCAACGAAAACAACCCCGACGCCTATCGAGTCACCGCGGCCGAGCTTCGCCAGTTTGTCGAGCGGATCGAGCACCTCGAGGCCGAGAAGGTCGATCTCGCCGATCAGGTGAAAGAGGTCAAAGCCGAGGCAAAGTCGCGCGGTTACGACGTGAAGGTCTTGGCGAAGGTGATCGCATACCGTAAGCGAGACAAAGACGACATTGCCGAAGAAGAAGCCGTCTTCGATATGTATCGCGAGGCGCTCGGTCAATGAGCGGCGATCTCTTCACCCCCGCAACAGAGTCGAGCGTGATCGACGATCTCGCCGCGCTTATCTCCGAGAGCCTCGGCGTCTCTGATATGCTCGACACGATCGCCGAGCTCGAGGCGCGCGTCGCCGAGCTCGAGGGCGGTCGCGCGACCTCAAAGCGCGGCAAGATCAACCCGGAGACACTCGAGGCCGCTTGCGCCCTTGGGCTCGACTTCGAGGGCGATCTCACGGCCTCCGACGGCGCCGTCCTCGAGGCTCTCGCTCGCAAGCCCGGGCAAATGGTTTCGAGCGAAGAGCTCGGCGCCGCGGCCGGTATCAAGCCGCAATCGGTCTCGGCCGTGGTCTCTCGCCTTCGCTCGAGCGTGAAGCGTGCGACCATTAACGCGGTGCGCGGTGCCGACGGCTTCCTTCTTGTGGCGAACACTCGCGCCGGGATCGCGGCCTCGAGCCCCTACGTCGGGCCGAGCGTATCGTGCGACGCCAGACCCGGCGGCAATGTAGCGAGGGCGTGCTAATGACATTCGCTCTAATAACCCTTGGGCTCTTCGCTCACACCGGGGGCGTGATCCTCGGCCTCGCGACCGGGTCGGCCGTCAATCAATCCGAGAACGACGAGAAGAAGAGCGCGCAAGCCGGGATCGGTATGCTCGCGACGATCCTCGCGCACGTGATCGGACTCACCTTGATCTATCTCGGGGGCGTGCTTTGAGCGCCCCCTTCGCCGACCTCGAGGGGCGCTTCGACGTGATCCTCGCCGATCCCCCTTGGCGCTTCGCGGGCAACTCCGAGAAGCGTCCCGGGCGAAATGCCTTCGGCCATTATCCTTGCATGAGATTGCCCGACATAATGGCCTTGCCGGTTAAAGAGATCGCCAGCAAAGACGCGCTTCTCTTGATGTGGGTCACGGTCCCTTTTGCCGAGCTCGCCTTCGACGTCGTGAAGGCTTGGGGCTTCAAATACAAGTCGCAAGTCACATGGCAGAAAGACCGGATCGGCACCGGCTATTGGGCGCGCAACCGGCACGAGCCGGTTTATATCTGCACTCGAGGCCGCTTCCCTTGCCCGAAGCCGACGCTCTTCTCGGACTCCGTGATCGAGCGCCCCCGGCAAGAGCACTCGCGCAAGCCCCCCGACATTCACCGGGCCGTTAATCGCGCCCTTCCCGACGCCCGGAAGCTCGAGCTCTTCGCTCGATCGTCGAGCGAGCCGCACCTTCGCGGCTGGAATGTTTGGGGCAATCAAACCGAAAAATTCTCTTCAAAGGACTCCACAAGTGAATGAACGAAAACACCTCGAGCACGCCGTCGCAGCGCTTGGCGACGAGCACGCCGTCACACCGCGCGACGTGCACCACGAAAACACCTCTTACACCGACCGAGACCTCGAGCTCGAGCACCGGCGCCAAGCGGCCGCACAAGGCAAGCACGGCCTCGCATTCGGGGGCGCGCGCTAATGAAAATGACTCGATTTGAACGGATCGCAAACGAAACGCCTCGTCACCCGACCGTCGCCGGGCCTCGCAAACCGTCTTGCATATGGACGGGCTCGGTCTTCTTCGATCTCGGTCGGCCTCGAGCCCTCGACGTCTTCCTTCGAGACATTGCTCGCGGCCTCTCGTGGTCTAACCGTTACAACGGCCTCGCTCGTCACGTCCCGACAGCCGCGCATTGCCTCGCAATGGTCGAGCTCGCCGAGGCCGACGACATAACCGACCCGGAGCTCTTGCTTCAAATCCTGATGCACGACGCGGCCGAGGCATACGTCGGCGACCTCGTGCGCGCGGTTAAGCACCTCGTGCCCGAGGTCGCATTGCTCGAGGGCCGGGTCTGGGGCGTGGTCGCGCAACGCTACGGCATTGCGGCGGCGCTCCCTCCTTTGGTGAAGCATTACGACAACCTCTCTCTCGCGATCGAGGCGCGCGACATTGTCGGGCAGGATTGGGCGACCGAGATCGGGCTTCCCGATCCGGCCGGGCGCGAGCTCTCGTCGGCTTACGAGCTCACGCCCGGCGAGCTCGAGGCCGCCTTCACGACGCGCGCGAAGATGCTCCTCGAGCCCCTTGGTCGATCAGCTTGGTAAGTGCCTATTCGGCATTCTCGGAACACGCCCGGGCAACAATGGCTCGGGCGTATTCTACTTCTTGCGGCGTACCGCAACAGGGGCAGCGCACAATCAAAGACTCGGCGATTGTCTCGCCGTCTTCGTCTTCATAACCGATTGCGACGCAAGCCCCGATCACGAGGCGAAGATCGTCGACGCGGTCGGGATTCTTGATCTTCTCACGCTCGACGGCGACCAGCACGCGAGTCCGAAGGTCGGCGAGATCAAAAATTTCTTGCGACTCCGGGTCTCCCCCTTTTGCCGCAACTATGCGAATTGCCTCGTCGTAAAAATTGAGCGTTTCGGCGACCGTGTGCACCGCGCTATATGACGGGACGTCCCGCGCTTGTACTCGTATATTCAAATCGTGACTCCAGTTTATAGACTCGCCCCCAAGTAGAGTTGAATCCGACAAATTCCCGTCGGTTACAACCGCTTTGGTGCCAGCCGTAACAAAAAAAGTGAAAAAAACGCCACCCCGACGCGCCGCGACTTGCGGCCTAGCGTAAAAACCCGCGACTTGCGGCCTAACGTAAAAAAGCCCGGAGCTCTCGCCCCGGGCCGTTACTCGTTAAAACTCGTTAAGCGCCCCCGCACTCGTTATTCCATTAGAGATTGACCTCGCACGCCGTCGCGAAGATCGCGGTCACGAGATTCTCGGCTCGATCGTCGCCCGGGAAAGTGAGCCCGGCCTCTTTGAAGGCGGCGAGGATACCCTCGGCCGCGGCGTCGCTTGCCTTGGCGATCTCCTCGATCTTGGTATTAGCGAAGGCGCCTTCGCCAGCTTGTGCGCGCTCGTATAGATCGCGGGCGTCGTGGTTTTGAATGCTCATTGTGCGGCCTCTTCTAAGTATTGGGTGACGGATTCGATCTCGCCGGTAAGGTCGAGCTCGATCGCTGCATTCTCGAGCGCGTCGGCGGCTTGCTCGAGCGCCTCGCCCTTCTCGCCGTATTGCATCGACTCCGGCATGTTTTCGAACTTCTCGCGCTCTTCCTCGGCGAGCTCCTCGATCCGGTCGTGCAACTCGGTAAAGCGGTTTGCGATCGTCTCGATCTCTTCGGTGATCTTGGCGATCTCTTGGCGGGTTTGCTTATTCATTGTCTCGGGCTCCTTAGTACAAATCGAGAGTGTCGTTTTCGGCGTGATAGGCGAGCCGGGCTTCGGCGGCGCGACGAGGTGCTT